CACACAACGCCACTACTAGACTCGCCACCTCTTCCAATGGTGTAGATGTCACTGGCTCTGTGTATGCCAGTGGTAATATTGGTCTTGATAATAATGACTACATTGCATGGTCAAATAACACACAGCTTGACTTCTATGTCAACAATGCAAACGAAATGCGTCTTACAAGTGCTGGCGATCTACATGTCGATGGTGACGTTATTTCAGAATCAACAACGATTTCTTCAGACGAAAATCTTAAAGAAAATATTGAAGTCGTTGAAAATGCTGTAGAAAAAATTCATCAACTCCGTGGTGTAGAGTTCACATGGAAAAAAGATGGTGGTCATGCGGCGGGTGTTATCGCACAAGACGTTGAAAAGGTTCTACCACAAGCAGTAGTAGAAACTAAGGGTCTTTCTGATGATGAGTCTTACTTAGCAGTGAAGTATAACTCACTACATGCTCTCACAATCGAAGCTATTAAGGAAATGTCTGACGAAATCGCCGCTCTTAAAGAAGAGATTAAAATACTTAAAGGCGAGTAAAGATGCCAAAACATATAAATAGTCCCAGATAACAAAATTTCTGGGATTATTTTTATGGCAAATCCACGTTCAAGAACACAACTAAAAGACTATTGCCTCCGTAGATTAGGGCATCCAGTTGTTGAGATCAATATTGACGAAGACCAGATGCAAGACAGAATCGATGATGCTCTTGAGTTCTATCGTGACTATCACTTTGATGGAACAGAGAGAACATTTCTAAAGCATCAGGTCACACAGACTGATATTGATAATGAATACATCTCTATTCCAACTAACATTCAAGGCATCATCAATCTGTTCCCTGTTGGCACAGGTCTAAACGCAAATAATCTATTTAACTTGCGTTATCAGATTACGTTGAATGAAATCTATGATTGGGCACACACACAGTTTCAAAACTATGTCTCTTCTATGGAGCGGGTTGCTCTTATGGAAGAAATCTTTGTGGGCAAACAACCTCTAAGATTCTCTCGTCACATGGACAGACTTTTCGTTGACATGGACTGGTCAGAAAGAGTTACCGTTGGTGAATATCTAATCATCGAAGCGTATCGTGTAATCGATCCTGATACTTACACACAAGTATGGGGAGACTACTGGTTACGTGGCTACACAACACAACTCTTCAAGCGTCAATGGGGCGAAAATCTGAAGAAGTTTGAGGGCATGCAACTGCCTGGTGGTGTAACATTTAACGGTCAAACAATCTGGTCAGAAGCAGACGAGGAGATCAAGAGACTTGAAGAAGAAATCATTAGTAAGTTCTCTATGCCTGTAATGGACATGATTGGATAATGACCTATGGCTACAAATCTCTACTTCAATAACTTTGGGCATTTCGGTCAACAGACCCTACTAGAAAACTTGATCATCGAGTCGATCAAGATGTATGGTCATGACTGTTTTTACATTCCTCGTGTTCTTGTCAAAGAGGACAATCTTTTTGGCGAGGACGTTCTATCTAAGTTCGAAAACTACTATGAACTTGAGATGTATGTAAAGAATGTCGAAGGCTTTGAGGGCGAGGGCGACTTCTTATCAAAGTTCAATGTAGAGATTCGTGATGAGATGACATTCACCATATCAAAGAGAAGATTCAATGATGAGGTGGATTCAGCACAACAAATACTAGACTCAGCTGGCAATGAGATTGGTCGTCCACTAGAAGGTGACTTGATTTACTTCCCGCTTACTGGTGGTTTGTTTGAGATCAAGTTTGTAGAAGATGAAGTTACATTCTATCAGATGGGTGAACTTCAAATGTACGACCTCAAGTGTGAACTGTTTGAGTACTCACACGAGGAAATTGATACAGGCATCACTGTTATCGATAATATTCAAACAGCACAGTCCGCTGTCATGGAAGACTTCCAGCTACTTGATGAATCCGGCAATACGCTTGTTGATGAAGAGGGCAATAATCTTATCGCAGAAGACTATAGAATTGACGCTATTGCATCGACAGCAAACAACGAGTACATTCAGACAGAGACAACATCATCTGGAACACTCGGTGCATTTCTTGACTTCTCTGAATCAAATCCGTTCTCAGAGGGAGGTGATTGGTAATGTTTGGTCAATTTCATTATCATAGTGCTATTCGTAAGTACATTATCATGTTTGGTAATATGTTCAACGATATCAGTGTTGTACGCACTAATAGTTCTGGTGTTGCGGTCCAAACGCTCACCGTCCCTATTGCGTATGGACCTAAAGAGAAGTTCCTCGCTAGACTTAGACAAGACCCTGATCTAGGTAGAGGGGTCGCAACTACACTTCCTAGACTTTCATTTGAGATTACTGGATTCAACTACGACTCAGCAAGAGCTATGAATAAACAGAATCGTATTACATCGATCGGTTCTGGTAATAATACTTTGCGTTCTGGTTGGGCACCAGCACCATACAACATTGACATTTCACTCTACGGAATGTTCGCAAGCAATGAAGATGCTGTTCAAGTCGTAGAACAGATTTTACCATACTTCAGGCCTGAATGGACAAACTCTGTAAAGATTGTGCCGTCTCTTGGCATATATGTTGATGTGCCTACGATCATGACTGGCATGCAACTAGAAGATACATATGAAGCAGATTTCCAAACTCGCAGGGCTATTATATACACTTTCAACTTTACTGTCAAGGGTTATATTTACGGACCTGTCACGAACAAGGGCCTCATTACAAGAACTAAGGTTGACCTCCATCTTCAGCCTACAGCAAACACTGAGGCATATGAAGCTGAAAGAATTACACTTACACCAGGACTTCTTGCAAATGGTTCACCAACATCGAACACTTCAGCAAGTGTAGCAAGAAGCGCAATCAATGCAAACTCTAATTATGGATTTGCTTTTGATACTGAAAACTTCTTTACAGGGAATAACTTCTCAACGGTTATTAGAATATAATGAAAAACAATGTAGCCGATGGGCTTGATAAAGTATTGAATGTTGAAAGTCAGTTTGAAGTAGCAGAGAGGATCATGGAAGAAGATGCTGAAGTCCTTGAAGAACTTGCAAAAACTGATACACAAGACATTGATTCAGACTACAAGTACGCTAGAGAAAATCTATACGGTGTCATTGAGAAGGGCAGCGAAGCACTAGATACACTTATCGAATTAGCAAAAGCAAGCGAACATCCAAGAGCATTTGAGGTTGTATCTCAACTAACAAAAACTCTTGTTGATGCAAACAAAGATTTACTAGATATACAAAAGAAAGTAAAAGACCTGAAGAAGGTTGAAGAGAAAGATTCGCCAAAAAACGTGACAAATGCATTATTTGTTGGTAGTACTGCGGAACTACAAAAACTTGTGAATGGGAGAAATGACGATGGCCAAATTGGTAGAGAAGAAACTAGTAACAATTAACTACAACAAAACATCTATTGGAAGAAAGCCGTCTCTTGCAAAGATGAATAAAGACAAAAGACGCCGTTTCAAAAAGTACAGAGGACAAGGAAGATAATGTTTTCATACAGATGCAAAATTAGAGAAGTCATTGATGGTGACACTGTTGATATTGATATCGATCTTGGATTTGGTGTCTGGTTAAAAGATGAAAGAGTTCGCCTTTATGGTATTGATACACCTGAATCACGCACAAGAGATTTGGAAGAAAAGAAGTACGGCTTAGCGGCTAAAGAGTTTCTAAAGAAAATGTGTGATGATGAGTGGATGATCCTTGAGTGTCAAGAGTATGACGCAAAGGGCAAGTTTGGTCGTATTCTAGGATCACTTAGAAGAACTACGAACTATGCAGATCAAACGGTAAATGAATATATGATTGAAAAATATCATGCTGTGCCTTACTATGGACAATCGAAAGATGACATTGCAGAAGCACACTTGAAAAACAGAGAGATGGTCAACTTGAATGCCTGAGACTTATCTTGGTAATCCCAATCTAAAAAAGTCGGGAATACCATTAGAATTTACGAAAGAGCAAATTGAAGAATACATCAAATGCTCTAAAGATCCAGTCTACTTTGCAAGAAATTATGTAAAGATTGTAAATGTTGATAAGGGTCTCATGCCTTTTGAAATGTATGATTTTCAAGAGGACATGGTTCGCACGTTCAATAGCAACCGTTTCTCTATCTGTAAGCTTCCAAGACAGACGGGTAAATCTACCACAACTACTGCATATATTCTATGGGTCATTCTGTTCACTGATCAACAGAATATCGCCATTCTTGCAAACAAAGGCTCTCTTGCTAGAGACTTGCTAGGCAAGATTCAACT